ACAGTTTCCTTCCAATAATCGAGCGCGAATCGAATCCAGAATTGAAGATAATTGTAAGGAAAGAGCGAGTGAAAAATGACGTCAGCAAGCGAGAGACAGATTATATTACAACGAGTAACCGCACTGAAACGATTAGCGAAGATCGGAGCAGCTAAAGAGGAGTACCCTAAACTATCCGAGATCGACAAATGGGCAGAAGAGGTAGAGGAGTACATCAAGAGAAAATGAAAGATGAAACGATGGAGAAAAGGCTTAAAAGGGTTTTTGAGATAGATAAGCCAAGGAAACCGACGATGAGAATAAATAGTACGTTAGTAATGATCGCCGCGCTCTTTGTGGTCTGTTACATCGCAACGCTCTGGTACTTTATTGTGATACGATGAAAGTATGCGCTAAATGCGGTAAGGAACTACATAAGAAAGAATTAGCCGAGGTTCTATGGCGCTGGCCTGGTAAGTGGGAGGTAATCACTTTCTGTGCTCGCTGCCAGCAAACGATTTACCAAGATTTTCTATTTAGATATGGATTAAAAAGGTGAAAAAAGAAACATGAGAATTCAAGAAAGCGAATCGTCGTCTCGAATACACTACGAGACTGAATTTACAGAAGGAAAGCAAATGAAAGGAGTAATAGACAGGTTTGATCCGAATAAGATGACCTGGCTTAATTTATTACTCCTCACTGAGATCAGTGACCAGCTACGGGTATTAAACGGGACTCTGGCAGTCATAGCAACCAAGGAAGCGTTTAAAGAGCAACTAAAAAGGGAGGCAAAGAAGAAATGACCGTATATCACGACTATAAGGGAAAACGATACTATCTCGGTTGTAACCGCAGTCCGCCACACGCCGACGCACGACGGCTACTCTCGGTCGAAGAGACCGCAGCACTACCGGCAACCTACACGCTCAAAGACGGCACGCCGATAGAGGACCAAGGCCAGGAAGGTGCGTGCTCTGCGTTCGCGCTTAACGGCGCTCAGATGGTGCGCGATTATATCGTCTCAGGGCAGTTTACCGTCGGGTCAAAACAGCAGTTCTATCGCTGCGAAACAGCACACGACGGCGACCCAGGACAAGACAACGGCTCAACAATCACGACCTCTGCGTGGGTCTACAAGAATGTAGGCATAGCGCCTGAGAGTATGTACCCTTACTCCGAACCACTCAGTCAGGCAGTTCCGGAAAACGTTATACAAGCGGCTGCTAAAGACGAATCACTCGTTGACACACAACTCGACGCGGCAGACGAGAACACGACGATAGCCAACATGAAAGCGGCACTCGCCAGCAACTACCCCGTCAGACTGGGATTCACTGTCTATGAAAGCTTTATGGACACGGGTTCCGGCGGTAACATGCCTGCACCTTCCGGCGCAGTAGCAGGCGGTCATGCTGTTTGTTCAGTCGGCTACGACGACACCCACACGGGCAACTACGACGGCTCAACTGGGGCTTTTCTGTTCAGGAACAGTTGGGGAACTAGCTGGGGAAACAACGGTCACTTCTGGATGCCCTACAGCTACTTCCTCAACACAAACGACGGCGTTGGGGACGTATGGGCGTTAATCAGTGAAAACGACTTTCCTAATCCCAGTCCACCTCCTAACCCGACTCCTCCGGTGGCTCCGGCAAATTTTACATGGGGCATTAATCAGCTTGTAGGAACTCAATTAACTTTAGTGGGTTCGACCTACGACGCAAAAGGCGACGTGCTGCCTAATGCCCAGATAAACATCGACCGCTCTTCAGCCCGTGGAACGACGCAGAACTGGACCCGTATGGGTTCTCCAGTCAGTAACGCAGGCGGCGCGTGGCGTCTGACCATGCCGGTGGCCAGCGGCCCTAACTTCTTTTGGCTCGTAACGGCTGACGGAAAAAGAGGATACTGGTCCACGGATGAAATTTACCTGTATGAGTGAACCGAGGCAGTTTGTAGCGTGTCCTTATACGGTAGCGACTAAAGATATAGAGTTTTGTAAGAAGTGCTGTGAGATGTTTTATTTATGCCCAGCGTTTGACAGGCCAAAATATGAAACTCAACCCAGAAACTAAAAAGCTCCTTAAAGAAATACGCTCAAGGAGAGACTACTTTGCAGAAACCGATGATGAAGAGCTTATCGAGAGGATACTCACCGAATGGCTGCACTATGAGGGTGAAGAACACGTAAATGACTGGATTCAATCTTTTTTTTAAAATGAGAATACAGCACCAATCACGTAGGAACCTGCAGCACTTTCGTCCGGTCATGACATACCGATGGAGACGGAAACGAAACTGAATGAGCATACTCTATGAATACATCTGCCCTCACTGCGGCGCAGCAAATACAAGCCAAGCTCTTCACCGTTTTGGCTCAAATGGTATTCCATGTAAAGTTTGTGGAGAAAGGATAACAGATAAAAATTTCAGGACTAGAGGTACAATTAAATGCGGGTAGAAGGGCCGAATAAAATTAAACTGGAATTAGAAGAAAGCATATTCGAGCTAATCAAATTAATCAAACCAACACACCCCGGCGACAGCTGTAGATTCCTAGAAGGTCCATTGTGGGCAGAATCGACCCGAAAATATAACGGATGGCTGGTGAATCGAACATACCATGTAATTAATCATCATCTGTATAAAATCTCACTCAGAAACGGCGTACGCTCAAGACATACGTATCTTAGGGTTTCTGGTCGCGGGAATGTGAATGAAATTACAAAAGACGAGGCAATGGAAATAATAAAAGACAGAGTTGGATACGTTGAAGACAGCACATTAATGGACATTGGACCAGAGACAGACCCGGCAATACCTTATACGACAGTATCTTGCGACTGGTAAAGCAGAATGATAAAAAAATGTTCTCGCTGCGGTAGGCCGGTCGAGACAAAAGGCTTCAAGACATGTGATACCTGCCGCGAAGAAAGCAGGAATTATCGTTCGCAACATAGGGAGAGAGAACACGAACGCCAAATCGAATGGCAGAAACTCAGCAGGAAAAAGAAACGTGAAGCTCGTTTTCTTGAAGGAATCTATGAACAGTATTCTCACGACGAGCTAAAGGCAATATCAAAAGGAAAAAGCATCAGCACATTTTCGGTAAAACCCCCCAAGGTGAACATCGACCACTCCGGGGATGAAATCAGGTTTGGTTTTTTTACTGACTCGCACATGGGGAGTATCTATTATCACGAAGAGTTCCTAGACGATTTCATACAGACGTGCAAAGAGAAAAAAGCCGACTTCTGCGTGTTCGGCGGCGACCTCACCCATGGCATGGACTCACGAAAATACAATCTACTCTACGAACTCAAAGAGATAGGCTACGCGGCACAAAAGCACTATGCCGAACAACAACTCGCAAAGATACCGTTCTATACCTACGTTATCGACGGCAACCACGACCGCTGGTACGAATCAATCGGAGCGCACATCGTAGAAGACATCTGTAACGCACTCCCCAACGCGGAATACATCGGCAGGGATGAGGGAGATATAGCGATTAAAGGAATAATAATACGGGTATTTCACGGTGAGGATGGTGGGAGCTACGCCCTATCATATAGACCACAGAAGCTCATAGAGAGCTTTACTGGCGGAAACAAGCCCAATGTGCTGCTTATGGGACACGCACACAAACAAGGCTACTTCTTTGACCGTCACATTCACGTGGTAAGTGGTGGAGCTCTCTCGACACAAAGTAAATGGATGAGGAGTAAAAGAATGGCGAACCACGCTGGCTATCACTTCATAACGATACGAGTAGATGAGGAAGGTGTGCAAGAGTTCAATCTGTCATGGAGACCGTTCTATGTTTAGGATATATCATGATCACCGTCATAGATTCGCGTTATACGGTAACGGAAAAGCAACGATTGTAACGATTCTGTAGGGTTGTAACGAGAAAGGGGTGAAAAATGAACTGTAAATACTGTGATCGGGATTTATTAATTGGCTCACCAACATTGGAAAAAGACGATGGCACACTAGTCCATTTTGCGTGTGAACTTAGGAACGTCCTTAAATTAGAAGCTGAGGGAAAATGTGCTATTAGCATGCCACCAGAAGTTGTAGAAATGCTAATTGCGGAGATGGAAAAGGGTGAAAAATGACAAAGTCGATAAAAGATAAAGGTGAGCAAGGCGACGAATACGTTATCGTCATACGCTGGTGTGATAGTGGTGGGAAATCTAACGGGTCATGGTGTGCCTCGGTTTATGGAGTACAAGGGTGTCATACGTGTGGTTCCACGCTTGAAGAGGTGATAGACATGATTAAAGAAGCTCTTGATATGTGTCTGGAATATGAGAGTGAAAAATGAACTGCGAAGATTGTAGATATTATGAAATATCTCACGGGGTGGTAACTAATTATTGGTGTTACCTGCGTAATGCCCTACCGTATCGCCATGGATGCGATGAAGGAAAAGAGATACTTTCGGGTTCTGTAAACTTAGTAGCGAATAAAGAAGAAAAGTGAGGTGAAAAATGACTAACTTCTTATACCGATTAATTCACGGTCGTCGTCCTCCAAAATGTAAGGTAGAGAAAAAAACGTGGATTAATTCATGTGCCGAATGTGAAAAACAATTTGTTTGTGATACTACCTATGACGCTGGTTGGTGTAATCCGGCGCCTGTTGACTATATAGAACGATTCTAGGCCTACTCACCCAACTGTATAACGACTATTTCAGTATAAGTTTAGATTTAGAAGGGGTGAAAAATGACTCATCAAAGACACAAAGAACGTAGCGTGGGCAGACCGCACCAATGGCAAGAGAGGGTACCGTTTATTAGATACTGGACGCACGATGCTTCCTTAGTTCGCCACACGCAGTTTGAATGGGAACTTGGGCCGTTGTTTAATTGGAAAAAGAGGGGCTGAAAAAATGACATCCTGCACAGAGTGTGGAAAAGACATCCCACTAGACGAGTATATCCAACTAACCGTCGATGAAGACACCCTCACAACTGACATGCTCTGCGATGAGTGCTGTAGGAAAAAAGTATATATTGCTTCTTAAGGAGGTTTGAAATATGCTCGTAGAACTTGAAGATGTCATAAAATGGCTTGAAAAAAATGCAGGTAGGTTTTTACTTGAAGTTGAAGAAGAACCAGGTCCGGATGAAAGTCTAGAGGTGTATTATTCGTATAATACAGCTGAATTAATCCGCGTGCTTAGAAGAGTATTCTCAGATTAATGTTACGGCACAATCTGACACGGCTGAAAAAGAAGAGCAGCCGCAATATCCCACAGCCTGTCAACCTCACTCGCCCAATCGTACAGTACCATTCTACTCTTATAATGTCTAACATCCTTAATCCGGTCTTGTGCAGCAGTTAACTCTTCTTCTGTGTATTCTAAAGCCCTAACATGGTGCTGCTTAAAAATCGTTGGAGAATGAGGATTAATATAATTCTGATGCGTGCGGTTAGCAAGCTGGTACTCAATTCTTTCCAAGCGTAACCCGATCATCATAATAAGCGGGATCTGCTTCGGACTCAAGTCTAACGCTTCTGGATATCGTAGCACAACCTTTTTCTCTCTTCAGCATGCTAAAAGGTAGCAACCAGTTTCATATGAAACTCTATCCTCTTATTATATAAGCAAACCGCGTTTTTTGGCCCAGATACACACAACGGTTAAATATATTTCGCCGCGTTCTTTTACACGAAAACCTCAACACTGTGGGCGCGGCAGAGTTTTGCATCACCTCCGATATTCTGCCGTCCCCCAATAAGATGGGTATCACAATGACAACAACCGGAGTATATCAATTAGCCGCAAGTTCGTTTTCAAACGTTCCGACACTATGGAACCATGGCTTCGCCGATTTAATCCAAGTCACGTCACCCGGCGCAGGAGCAGACGCTAGTTTTGTAGCTGCGTGTCAGGCAGTAGGCGCAAGTCCGATAATGAACAACTCGAATGACGGCAGCGGTGGTTGCGGTGGACAAAATTGTACATCGTATTACCAAGCTTTAGCTGCCGCAGGAATACAGGCAGTCGGTGGAGAAAGCGAAGGCGCTGTTGAAGACACAGCGATAATGAATTCTTTAATCTTCTGGAACTGCGGTGGTGAAGGCACAGGCGGCCCGACCGGGAATAATAACATATGGGCGGCCACCGGCGGCAACGCTGGCGCAGTCATGGGCCCAAAAGGCTGTGCGTCATACCTGGAAAGCTACACCTCCAACTCAATGATTTCAGCTTCAGAACTAGGCCAAGAAGCAGGCTACAACAAGGACGCCGGATGCAAAGAAATTGGCATCATGATAGGGAGTTGGTGTTCAAACGATTACGGCGCCAACGCAGATACCTACCTCGAAATAGCCGATGAATACGTGTCCAATGGCGTTAATCCTGCAGGGTTTAGTTATTGGTACGTAGAAGGGGACTCATCCGCATTTGCAGAGCTCGCAATGATGCAAACCCTCATGGAAACGTACACCCCCATCAAGGAAAACATCCTAACGCGCTTTGGTGATTCACCAGGACCGGCACCAACACCAAAGCCAGCCACACCCGCAAACTTCACCTGGGGGATCAACCAGCTCGTCGGCACGCAATTAACGCTCGTAGGGTCAACCTATGACGCGGAAGGTAACCTACTTCCAAATGCTCAGATAAACATCGATAGAGCATCTGCGCGAGGGACTACTAAGAACTGGACCCGTATGGGCTCTCCGGTCAGTAATTCAAGCGGAGCTTGGAGATTAACGATGCCGGTAGCTAGTGGCCCTAACTTCTTTTGGCTAGTAACTGCTGACGGAAAAAGAGGCTACTGGTCTAACGATATGATCTATATCTGAATAAGAGGACGAGAGCAACGCTAACGTGGACAAATGCCGTACGTGGTGCTTATTGTACCCCCAGTGGTGCAGCGAATGTAAAGAACAAGCGTACGTGCTCTCAAAAGAACTACACAACATAGAACGCAAAAACAGGTACAACAAAACATTAGTTTAAGGAGAATTTTTAAAATGACCGACACATTTAACCCATCTACAAGTGCAGTAGGCTCTGCAACCATAAACGCCGCTGCAATCGACACGACGACCACAATGGTCCTGCCAACGACAGGTGCCTTGTTCGTAAACGTTGCCTTCCCCATCACAGGGATGTTAACGCGGAACGACACCGGAGTAGGCATACCAAACCAGACAATCCAACTACAAGACGGGTCAGGTAACACCATCGACGGAGCGACCGCAGTAACCGCAGCAGATGGCACGTATTCAATGGAAATGACTGAAGCAGCAGCAGGGACGTATGAGTTCCAAAGCTACTTTGCAGGGGGAAGCGACTAAACCCTTTCTCCTTTTTTATGTACTACAAAAAATCAAAGAGCAAGAGGGTTAGGGTAACAATCCGGCATAAACACTGGAAACCCCCGTGGTGGCATCATATTTTTCCGTACCCGCCTTGGTGGAGAGAATGACGCAGCAGTGGAAACGATTGAATAACGAGAGCTCGAAGGCATACGCTGCGTTTTGTCTTTATAGGGATCTAAGGATAGAACGGAGTTTAGAAAAGGTAGCAGAAGAGTGCCGCAAAAGTTCAAGGCTCATAGGGAGATGGAGTTCTAAGTATCACTGGGTAGAACGAGCTACCGCGTATGACGACCATTTAGACGAACAACGGCAAAAACGGTGGCAAGCTAAACTTATCGCTGCGGACGACGAAACGCTTGAAGAAGCCATAGAATTACGTAGAGACTCGTTTAAAATAATGCAAAACGATAAGCCGGGATCATGGGCAGTCACACATCGCTGGCTCGGAGCTGTTGATGTAACGCAGAAAATCTCAGGCAGAGACACCAAGAAAGTAGAAATCGCCGGTAAGGTCAAGATAGACAACACATCAAAATTAATGCGTATTAAGACGGCATTAGACTCATCATTGAACGATGAAGCTCGTCTAAAGCTGTCCGAAGAACTCCTTAAACTAGCAGAGGAAGATGATAAGTAGCCTTGAACAGGAATTTGGCAACCTTGACACAGGCGAGTTAAGAACGCTTGCACTCGCGCTTAACCCAATCAAGTTTGCCCAGCAGTTCATTGAACCAGATCCTTGGCAGAAGGAGATTTTATCTTCAAAAGAGAAGCGGATTATCCTTAACTGTTCTCGACAGTCTGGAAAAAGCACCATTACGGCGATTCTTGCATTACACCACGCTTTAAACAATCCAGGGGTTCTTGTGCTTGTCTTATCCCCAACAATCCGGCAATCAGGTGAGTTGTTTAAAAAGATAATGTGGTACTATAAAGATATAGGCCACCCAATGGCAAGTATCATTGAAACTGCCCTCACCATACAGCTCGCAAACAGGTCCAGGATCGTTGCACTCCCTGGAAACGAACAGACAGTCAGGGGCTATAGTGGTGTATCTCTTCTTATTGTGGACGAAGCCGCTCGCGTTGTTAACAGCCTCTATGATGCAGTGCGCCCAATGCTTGCCGTATCACATGGCAAACTCGTGTTGCTTTCAACCCCTAAAGGCCGGAGTGGCTTCTTTTACGAAGAATGGACGAAAAGCGAAGAGCGATGGTTTAAGGTGCGCGTAACTGCCGAAGAATGTCCGAGGATAGATAAAGAGTTTTTAGATACTGAGCGCACCAAAGGCGACCGTTACTTCATGCAGGAATACATGTGTGAGTTTCGAGAGAACGAAGAAGGCGTATTTAGTATTGAAGAAATAGAAAATGCCTTCTCAAAAGAGGTTAAACCGCTTTTTGATCCCGTTACTGGCGAACTTGATGTTCCAGTTCCAGATAAGCCTATTGCACGCGGTATGATTGATAGTCTAGGATGGGGAATATGACAACACCACTTGAAGACCGAGTAACTGAGCTTGAAATAGCATTTGTAGAGTTGTATAAATACGCTCACCTTACACAAGCACAAAAAGATGAGTTACAAGCAATAGCTGAACGAGACAAATACCTCGAAGAAGAACGGAATAGGGTAGAGCTTGAGATCGGAAAGATAAAGCGAAAAGATGGCTGATAAAGAAGATATACAGTGCAACGCCTGTCACAAGACCATTACCTCAGCAGACGAACTCTCAACACACCATGCGCCGTTTATTATCTGCCTCGAATGCGCTAAGAAGTATTCAATTAACAGGACGTTTTTCGTAGGCCTAGACCTTGGACAAGCTGCCGATTTTACCGCAGTAGCAGTAATGGAATGCACCGAAGCAAAACTAATTCCACCTCCACCAACGTCAAGGGATTCGTTTGAACTAAGCGGCATAGGTGATGCAACAGGTAAAAGCGCAGTCAGAAGCGCAGTAGCTAAAGTAACGCAAGAGACTCCAATAGGCAAAACCTACCACATTAGATTCTGCGAACGGTTAGAAAAAGGCACAGCGTATCCCGATATCGTACGTTGGATCTCTACGCTGGTTACGAAGCTATTAACAAGGGCCCAGGTTGGTCTTGTTGTTGATGCCACAGGCGTAGGCAGGCCGATTGTCGATATGTTCACGCAATCAGGACTCAAATGTGTACCAGTAAACGTGACCGGCGGCCAGAATGATAACTTTGGAAACGGAGTTTGGAACGTGCCTAAGAAAGATTTGGTTGGCGCTGCTAAGGCGATGTTGGGTAAAAAGCTCTTGAAGATTGATGACGGACTTGAGCATAAAGACGTACTTATCAGAGAAATTGAGAACTTTAGGATTAAGATTAACGAGAGGACACGCCATGAAAGCTACGAAGCGTGGCGCGAGTCAGATCATGACGATTTAGTATTTGCTTTATGTTTAGTCTGCTGGTGGGCGTTAAAACGTGATCAGGCGTCTAGTGTTACACCATATCCGCCTATTGCAGTTCACGGGCCACGCGGAGAGTTACCGGCAAGTGATTTAGGTAGACGTTTACCAAACCTAGCAATGGATGAAGACAAACCTTTCCGTGGTGGTGAGGAACCACCAAATTAACACAAAGCGAGAAATTTAAGAAAGCCGAAAGACTAAAAAGCAATGACTAGATCAGACATAACATTAGACGAATACCTTAGTGAGCTACGGGCGGATGCTAAAGAGTACAACCGTAGATTTCTTCAAACAAAAGAAGTAGAAACGTCCGGCGAAGTTAAACAACGAGGGCTGTGTAAGCGTTCATTTCCACGATATTACGTAGACGTGCCGGAAAAAGAAAAAGGAGAAATGTGTTTCGGTAAAGTTACGGATTCCAGCGATTATAAGCCAGCGTTTTACACTGATTATCGAAGGTCATGGGAACAACATTTCAAGGTTAGAATACCAACGGGATACCACGTACATCACAAAGACAAAGACAGAACGAATAACAACCCCGTAAATCTTCTTTGTTTACCAATTGAAGAACACATTAAGATACACGAAATAAATGGTGATGATAGAGCAGTTAAGATGTTACGAATGATGTAGAACAGGTTTTGTAACATACGTTCCATCTTCTTGTACAAGTAGGCAAATTAGAGGAATAAGGCAATAATGGTAAAAGCAAACGGAATAACTGATTTTGCTGAAACACGGAATAGCATCATAGCTAAAGGATTTGACCTTACCGATCAGCCAATGGATGCGACAGGATTTCCATCACTAGGTTATGGTGACTTAATGGGTTACGGCCCAAGCGCACCAGGCTTGCCACCTAATATCAACTGGTTCCAGGAATACGGCACCACGGGACTCATGTATGTCCCGCCGTATGTCTATGAAGAGTGGCTTGAACAACTCCAATACACCAGAGGCGTCCGCAAATGGAAAGAAATGCGGGACATGGACGCTGTTATCTCGGCCATCTGGTACACCGTAGAGATGATCTGTCGAAGTGTAAATTTCTGGTGGGAGATTGACGGACAGCGCGATTCAAACGGCAACCTGCAAGACCCGGAATTAGCAAAGTCAATTACGTTCTACGAACAGTGCTGGGAGGATATGAGCACATCCTGGGAAGACACATTGCCGGATATCCTAAGTTGTGGTGTATTTGGTTACTCTATTGCTGAGATAGTTTACAAGAAAAGAGAGGGCCCACACCCAGAAGATTCTACACTTGATTCAAATTACGACGATGGCCGAATAGGATGGAGAAAGTTAGCTCCAAGAGCTCAGGAAACGCTTTTAAACTGGCACTTTGACGAGCACGGCGGTATTAGAGGTTTTAGACAACTCGCACCACCTAAATTCCAGATAACTGAAATTCCCATAGAGAAAATGCTACTCTTCAGGATAAAGCCACGCAAGGGCAACCCAGAAGGCGTAAGTCTTTTCAGAGGCGCATACAGGGCGTATGAGTTTAAAAAGCTGCTAGAAGAAATCGAAATGGTCGGGTATGAACGAGACTTAGCCGGTGTTCCTGTGATACGTGCTCCAGGTGAAGTCATAACCGGCGTCGATCCAACTTCAACCGCAATGATGCAGCTACTTACCCGGTACGTCCGCAACTTAAAACGAAACCAGGACGAAGGGTATGTATTACCAAGTAATTCTTTTCCACCTGAACGCGGCGGCGGGCAGATGTATTCTATTGAATTACTAGGCCCACAATCACAAAGGCAATTACTCCCGGATGTTGGGATTCAACGATACAATAAGTTAATCGCAATGTCTGTTCTAGCAGATTTCCTTATGCTTGGACAGGATACAACAGGATCGTACGCATTAGCAGAAACCCGGAATAACCTGTTTAGCCTCAGCATTACAGCGATTTTAGATTCTATCTGTTCAGTGATAAACTCCTATGCTGTTCCACGACTAGCGCAGATGAACCCCGATATAAACCCTGCAAGTATGCCGAGGTTAGTGCACGGTGAAGTAGCAAGCTCGGAACTAAGCGATCTGGGGATTTTCCTTAACAACGTCGCTAGAGGCGGAGTTGCAATACCGGACGACGTTCAGTTTAGAAACGCACTGTGGCGACTTGCACACCTACCGCTTGAACCAGAGCCAGACGCACCAGGCACAACGCCGGTCGATTCGTTGCTACCTGGACAGGTGCCAGCACGTAGAAGAGAACGAGCGCAGCCGCTTAACGAAGAAACCCCGTATCCTGGAGCGTACACATTAGCAGGAACGCCAGGAACAACTGTGCCAGCTCAAACCGCAAAGAGCGAACCGACTAGTACAGATGTGCACGTGAATAGCCCAACGGATGAGTTTAGTGTTGCGTATATACCAGGGCTTAAAGGCAAGAAGAAAAAGCGGGTTAATAAAGTCCAGAAGATACAGGCGTTGGAAGAACGTGTGGCGACGCTTGAGAAGATGATAACCGAGGCGTAGTATGGACAAAGAAACTGTTGACTGGATTAAAGAGTTAGAAAGACAAATAGATGAGCTAAAACGGGAGCTCAAACACCATATCAGTAACTGTCCATTCAGAGAGATTAAATGACTGAAGAATATCGAACGTGGTATCTAAGTAAAACAGGAACGGAGCCAGAGCATGAAGGTCAAGAACGTGTGGAACGATCCTGAAGACTTCGGTCTTGATGAGCCAATGAAAGTTGTAGTCAAGAAGAGCGACCTGTTAAAAGCCTCCGTAATCAAAGACGGAGAAACAACGCGACCGCTTTCAAGACAAGAAAAGAAAGAACTAGACAATGCGCTTAAAGACATCACCGATACACCAAAAGACTGGCAAGCGGCATTTGCTTTGTTCATGTTCATAGGATGGCCGTTGGTCTGGATATTCATAGCGCATTTCATATTCCACTTCTAGAATCTAATGAACATAAAAGAATGTCTGCAAGAGCTCATAATCATAATCGCCGGTGTTCTCATTGCTGAAATGATTTACGGAATTATATTTCACGTTTAGGAGGATTTAATGCCAGCTGAAAAAAAAGAAGCTAAACCTAAAACTAAGAAAGTCACTAAGAAGAAGGAAGCTGAGGTTATAATTGAGCCTACCGATAAAAAGAGCATTGAAGAAATCGAAAAAGAACTTCATGATAAACTCTTTCCAGAGCAAGAGAAACAACCAACCGAAGAAACCGCAGACGTTGAGTTCTTAGAAGCTATCTCAACTGCCTCCGAACCCGAAGCACTCGCCGCACTCCAAGCAAGTCAAGAAGAAGAACAGCTCAAGCAGTTCGAGGCCAAGCAAAAAGAAATAGAGGCGCAGTTCGCCAAAGCAGCCAAGAAAAAGAAGAAACTTAAGCCGTTCAAGCTTGACCTGTCTGGAGATTTACTCGAACGCTGGGACGCAATGATCGACGGCATGCGTGCCAGTATGTTGTCACGCCCGGGTATCTCTGCCGTTGAGAAAGCAATGCTTAGTGCTATGCAAATCACCCCCGAGATCGCGCTTACCTATTTGCTTACCTTACACGATGAAGAGATAGAAAGACAGCATGAAGTCAGACATGCGATGTTAATGCCTCATGATGGCCGACCACAGCCTAGCGCAGAGCAACAGGAAGCGATGCTTAGGTCAATAGAAAAGCAAAGACCACAAGCTACGACGTCAAATAACCCGAGTAGTTTACTCGCTGACCCGAATAAAATGGCCCCAAGACTACCGCCAATGAGTATGTATGGTAAAGGTGGGGTCACGGTAAA